GAAAGAAAAAAATGCCGAACAGATAGGAACAGTAACTCTAGAAGATGGTAGAGTTATTCCAAGATATAAAGTAAAAACTGAAACTACATTAACTAATACTGATACTGGTCAAGAATACGAATCTGAAGAAGCTATGCAAGCTGATATTGATGATCCAAACACTTCAACAACCGTTGAAAAAATTAGACGAGATGTTAAAGTTTTCGCTCCATCACTAAAAGACATGTTAGGACAGACACCTAAATAGTTAATGACAGTCGGTGTAAATATATCACACGACTCCTCAATATGCATCAAGACAGAAGAAAGTATTGAATTTTTCGAAGAAAGTCGTTTTAATAAAAATAAATATTGGGAACCTAGTCTTCAAGATTGGGACTATAAAAGTTTTAATAAAGTAAAAAACTTTAATGATGTTTTTGTTTTCACATCATATGGTCGAGACAAGAATGAAGACCAAGAAATAATAAACAATATATGTAATAAATATAAAATACAAAATTACGTATTTAATCAATATGAACACCACATTTATCACGCTCTAGCTAGTTTTCATTTAGCTCCTTTTAATGAAGCTTTATGTATTACTGTCGATGGTGGAGGAACTTCTCCATACCCTGAGCATCGACTATATATTGAATCACATGAAACGTATAAAGAATGTGATTCTATCTATTTAATTAATAATCTCAACATAAAATCATTTTATAAAAAATATTGTAACGCAAAATCTACTACGCTTTACACAAATTTTGTAAATAAAGTAAAATTAAAAAATATAATACAAGCATTTAAAAATGATATTTTTAATTCTGATTTATATAACGCTAATTATAAATATGAAAATTGCGATTACAGCCTTTCTTCATCATATAATCCTGGAATATTATTTAATCATTTATGTTCAACAATTAAAACTGAAACATCAATGAACGGCTATATATGGAATGAGCCAGGTAAAGCAATGGGCTTGTCCTCTTATGGAAATAGTGACGGTATGCGTGATGAAGACCTTGCTAAACAAGTTCAAGAAGTTACAGAAAATTATACAATAGACCTTATTGAAAAAGCTTTGCTATATTCAAACTGTAGAAATATTGTTTTATCAGGAGGTTATTTTTTAAACTGCGTAAACAATTATAAGTATACTCAATACTTTAAAAATATTAATTTTTTTGTTGATCCTTGCCCTCACGACGGTGGAACAGCATTAGGAGCTGCATTGTGGTATGATAATTACAAGTAAAAAAGAAGCAATAGATAAAATTTTACAACAAGAAATAGTTGCATTGTTTCAAGAAAGTTCGGAGTATGGTCCACGAGCCTTGGGCAATAGATCTTTATTGTTTGATCCTAGAAATAAAAACGGCAAAGATATTGTAAATAAAATTAAAAAAAGAGAATGGTTTAGACCCTTTGCGGGCACAGTTTTACTTGAACATGCTCATGATTGGTTTGATATGGGAACAATAAAAGAATCACCATACATGTCATATGCCATACCTGTAAAAGAAGAAAAGAAAAGTGTTATACCTTCAATAACACATGTTGACGGTACTTGTAGAATACAAACTGTAACACAAAAACAGAACAAAAAATTTTATGAATTAATTAAAGAATTTTACAAAAAAACTGAGGTGCCTATATTACTTAATACCTCTTTCAATCTGGCTGGTGAAACACTAGTAGAAACACTAGATGATGCACACAGCACGATAGAAAGATCAGATTTGAAATATATTTACTTACCAGATTGTTGACACTCACATCCCTGTCCTTCACATATTGGACACGTTGGATCTGAAGAATGACTGTGGTGATTGCACTCTTTTAAGTGACGTTCCATGTCTCTTTCAACTGCTAGTAGTCTTTCATGATAATTGCTCACCTTGTCAGCAAGGACAGCAATGGCTTTTAAATATTCTTGTTCAGTCATAATATCTCCTGTGATTGTTAATTTTGGTGAGAACCTAATGTAAGCATATTTTCTTGTTCTGCAACAGTATTTTTTTTAATTGTTTTCTTGACACAAAATTTGTGTTATCAAAGGGTCAGAAAAAAGAATGAAATCTAAAACAACTGTATTTGGAAGAATAGTAAAAAGATATGATATCCCTCTAGAGGCTATCGATGATTTAAACAATAAATATGAAGAACATAAAGAAAAATTAAATTCTTTTGGTCCTAGATTAGCGGGAAGAATAAACTCAGAAAAAGAAATAACACATTTAATGAGAGAGGCAAAGGTGTCAAAATATATAGTCGACTGCATGAATGATTATATTGAAAGCTTAGAAAAAGTAAATTTATTTTCAGGTAATAAAGAATTAGAGATTTTAAGTTGTTGGATAAATGATATGGTGGAGGGAGAATACAATCCTCCTCACACTCATCATGATAATACTGGATATTCCAGTGTAATGTTTTTAAAAGTTCCAGAATTTATTAATGATGCAAAAGATCCACATAAATTTAAAGATGGGCAATTAGGTTTTACTGGAGTTGATGGCATATCCTGTACATGGATGATTCCTAAAGTAGGTCATTTTTATATTTTTGAAGCACACCATAGTCATTGTGTTATGCCATTTAAAACTAAAATAAAAGGAGACATTAGAAGATCTATGTCTTTTAATTTTATACAAAAAATAGGTGATAATGTTTAATATAAAAGTTACTTTTTGTGCCACAGACAAAAATATGGTCGATATTTGGCCACATCCAAAACCAGCTTCCAGATTTGTACCAGATGAATATAAAAAATTAGATAGGTTTTATAATAACAATATGCATGATCCGACTGTAAAAACGTGTGTGCCATTTTTAGACTCTTTAAGAATGGGATATATAGTTCCCTTTGATCAAGATTATTTAATTGATCCTGCTGGAGATGATTTTAGTATAACTCCTGCAAACAGAGAAGAACAAGATGTTGGTTTTCATAATAAAGTTCAGTTACCAGCAGACTGGCATAAAGCATCAGGGGCCAACGCAGGTAAATTTATGAATAAATGGATAATAAAAACGCCTCCTGGATATAGCTGCTTGTTTATACATCCAATGAATAGAGCAGAAGAAAGATTTAAAATTATCGAAGGTGTTGTAGATACCGATAATTATATTAATACAGTTAATTTTCCTTTTATTTTACTTAAAAGAGATGAACAGTTTATAATTAAAAAAGGAGAACCTATGGTGCAAGTAATACCGTTTAAAAGAGAATCTTACAAAATGTGGTCAGGTTTTTATTTTGAAAAGTTACATCAAAAAACTTTAAACATTTTGAATAGTAAGTACATTAACAGATATAAAAGTTTTGCTTGGAGAAAGAAGGTGTACAAATGAAAAAAGCAAGTAGTGATCTAAAAGATTATATAAAATTATATGAAAATGTTTTGGATAAAGAAATTTGTAAAAACATAATTAAAGATGCAGATTTTTCTCTTTTTACTCCCTCCTCAATTAATGATCAAGGAGAAAATAGAGTAGATACTTCATCAAGATCGGTTCATGATCAACCATTAAATATTAAATATGAAAAAGATGTTTTTGATTCAGTTGCTGATGTGCTCTCAAGATACAATAAAGACGTTCCTAATTTTTTTACAGGCTCTCAATGTTTTGATACAGGGTATAATCATTTATTATATAAAGGTTCAGAAGGTGGTAAATACAGGACACATATTGATTCTTTTGAAAAAGAACCAAGATTAATAAGTATATCTATACTTTTAAATGATAATTTTGACGGAGGTAATTTTTGTTTTTATGATGAATATATTATTGAAAAAAAAGTTGGAAGCGCTGTTGTTTTTCCAAGTAACTTTTGTTTTCCTCATGGAGTGCTTCCTGTTTCCAATGGTGATAGACACGCGGTGATTACATGGATGCGTTAAAAGAGAAAAAATATAAATACGTTAAAAATATGCTTTCTTCCGACATGGTTGAGTATTTAACTTTGTGGGCTTTAAAAAATTTTACAGGTGGAGATAATCAAGCCCCACTTTCTTCTTCTTATCACTCAGCTAATTCAGAAATATTTAGTCATTTAATTCATCATTTACTTCCAATTATGGAGAAAGAAACAAATTTAAAATTAAAACCAATATATTCTTATAATAGAATTTATCTTGGTGGCTCTGAGCTTACAAAACATACGGACAGACCTGCCTGTGAAATAAGTGCATCAATAACGTTAAAATATTTTTATAAAGATAAAGATTATAAGTGGCCCTTATGTATGGGAGACTTACCTATAATTATAAATTCAGGAGATGGTGTAATTTATAAAGGATGTGAGATACCTCATTGGAGACCTATTTTTAATCAACCAAAAGAGTTTTGGCATCATCAGTTATTTATTCACTATGTGGATTTAAATGGTCCTTATTCGGACATTAAAGAAGAAACTACTTCCAATTAGGAATGATGAGGATCATAAGCTTGCCAATCGGCTAAAGCATTATTTGTTCCGTTAGCTTCATCAGCAGCTAGAGCATTAAAATACTCTTGTATAGCCTCTTCCATTTGAGTTTTTCTTATTTCAGCCCAAGTTAGTAAATCAGCAACAGTTGTAGATCCTACTGCATCACTTGTAGCGTTTAAATCTGTATTTCCTGTCATATTACCTGTTGAAGCATCTTTGTTTTGTATTTCATTTTGACCTTGCAAGTTATTCCAAATTACTGCATGAACAGTATTTGGACACCAAGCATCTTCCCAGTTTTTACCTTTGTCTGACCATTCAATAGAAAAGTGATTATCAACTAAAATTTTATCTCCATTTAATATTACTATTTGTGTTGCCATCAATATCTCCTAATGCTTTATAATATAGTTAACCACCACAAAAGGTGAGAATGAATTTGTCCCCGCTGCTGTTACAGAGCCAGTTAAACTTGTTGTAATATTACCAGTCAATGTTCCTGATAAAGTATGAGAATGGTTGTGACCCGTTCCTGAACCTGTTGGTCCATGTGTTAAAGGATTTGGGTTATTTCTTGGATTATATTGTGGACTACCACTGGTAAACGGTTGGCCATTATTAGGAGCATGTATTTGTGAAGTGTTACCTGCAGGGTTTGGACTAGCAGCACTAGATGGTAAGTGATTGTGAGCTGCTAATTGAGCAGTGGTTAATGATGTGTTGCTAATACTACCAGTAATAGTCACAGATTGGTTTGTAGCGTTTGTTGCAGCTTGGTTATTAGTTACAGCAACAGTAACTGTGTTAGCTCCACCTGTACCCGCTAAGTTGTAAGTATTACCATCAAAACCTTGTGGCATTTTACCTTGTAGGTTTGGA